CCGCAAGGTCACGATACCCGCGCCCTCACGATGGACAATGCAAGGCTTACTGTTGACTACGTTTTCCGTCAGGGGCACGTTTTGACCCGCTGCGACCTCGACAATGTTGGCGTTGGTATACTCAGCCATTTTTTGCCCCCTCCTTTCTCGCAGCCATGGCAAACGGAGCCAGGCCGATGCCGGCCATCATGTCCGTGTAGCTCGGCCTAAAGAGATCATCTGCCTTGCGCAAGAGCTCCGCATAATAGCCAAGCTCAACAAGGGTCATGCTGGTTTTGTTCAGAGTTGCGATGTGGTCCACAAATTCCTGCTTGAGTTCGTCGACTGTTTTCATAATTTTTGTCCTTTCATGTAACAGCGGCGGAGCTATTGCCCCGCCGCGTTGTCGTAGTATCGGCACGGGGCCGACCATTTTCCCCGCATGGGGAAAAAGCTATGCTATGCAGTTGTCAGCAGCCGCAACCGGCAAACTGGTTGCAGCAATAGGGGTTCTGCACCGTGTAGGCCGGAATGGGAGAGGGCCGGAGCTGAGACACCAGATAGCTGTTCTGCGCCGCCTGAGATGCGGCCAGCTTCAAGCCCTGGTTCTCGCTCTGGAGATCCTGCAGCTTGCTCTGGGTCAAAAAGTCGAGGATTGCGCGGCTGTTGCTGTTGGCGTTGTCGATGATGTCCCGCGTTGCGGTCTGGATGGTGTTGCGGGTGTCGCAGCCCTGCGTAGCCATGTCATACCGGAGCTGTGCCGTGTCGGCCCGCTGGTCGCAGCAGCACTGCTGGGCCTGCATCTGCATGGCAGTCAACTGCTGCATGAGAGCCGCCTGCTGGTTGCTGCGGGAAAGCTCGGCCTGTGCAAAGCCGTTTGCCATCGCCATGTTGGTGCCGTTGACAAGCTGCGCCTGCTGGTAAAATCCGTCGCAAAGACCCTGATTTACACTGTCGATCTTGCGCTCGACATTGGCAAAGTCAGAGGTCAGCACATAGCCGTCGACCACGCCGCCGCCATTGCCGCCGTTGTTGCCCCAGCCGTTGCCGCCCCAGCCGCAAAAAACAAACAAAAACAGGATAATGATCCACCATGCACCGTCACCGCCCCAGCCAAAGCCGTTTCCGCTGCCGGAGGTGTTGGCGGGAGCCACAGGCATGGTCATCGTCGGCATACCGTCAGATAGAGACATAATATCTCTCCTTTCAAAATTTTATCAATCAAATCGTGGCCACGATTTTGATTACCGCAAAAAGCTCTCAAATTGCTTTGCCATTGCCTGCAGCTGGTTCAGTTGCTGCTGGCTCATTTTGCCGGATTGCAGCAGCTTTTCCACCTCCGCTTTTGGATCTCCCTGAAATGTGGCGCGGAACTGGTTAAATTGCTGCATGAGCCGCTGGAATTGGCCCATCGGCCCTGGCATCTGACCGCCGCCCATGGCCTTAAAAAAAGGATTAGCCATCAGCGTCAGCCTCCTTTACTTTCTTCGCTGGCTTTTCTTTGCCCCGAATTTCGCCCACAATCGCCGCCAGACGGTCAAACTCCTCCCGCGTGACAAAATCCACGGCCTTAGCCTGCGGTGAGGCAGGCGGCGTCTGAGAGCGCTCTACGAGGTCATAAATTTTAAGGGACGGTTTGCCGCTGGCGTCCGCCTGCTTGAGATAGACGGTGGGAGCCGTACTGTCCCACAGCGCCACGGCTGCGTTTGGCGCAATCATCCAGTTTCGGGCCTCCTGTTCCCCACTGACCCACTGGACACCGCTCTGCGCCATCGGATTCTGCGGGGGCTGCGGTGCCATCATTGGAGGCATCTGCTGTTGGCGGAGTTGTGCCAGGTTATCCGGCATAGGCTGTGCGTAATAGGGATTTTGCCAGCCGTAAGGTGTGTATGCCATGTCAATCATCCTCCTTGACCCAGTAATATAAGATTGTCTCATTGCTGCTGTCCCAGCTGTCCCAAATTACCCCGTCCTGTACGCAGACTACGTGGCCGGACAGCGCCAAAATATACGTCCCTGCCGAGTGCTGCTCCGCAAATTGGCCCACTGTGTAGCAATCTGGGCAGGTGTCCGGCACGATGTACCGCTTGTACCCGATGCTGCGGAGATACCGGCCCCAGCAGGCGTTGGCGGATGGCATATCTCCGTCAAGATACCCTTGGATGCACAATCGCAGATACGTCTCGCCCCAATCCTTGCCGGTTGCCTTGGAAATAGCCCGCACGGTGCAGTCCCCCACATTTTTGCCGCAGGGATTTTGGTTGAAGTACTCAAACATGGAACAGCTCCGCAAAATACACGTAAGTTTGCAGCTCCTCCGGGTCCGGGAACAGCTTTAAAATGTCCATTGCCATCTGCTCCGTGTAGCCGATGGCAAGCAGTCGGTCATACATTGCGCGCCTCCTTTTTCTTACCCTCATGATACAAAAAATCCGGACAGCTAAACTGCCCGGAAACTGCCTGTATTCTGCCCTCAAACTGCCCTAAAAATATTTTGACTTTTTTGCTCTTTTCTCTTGACTTTACGCTAATATTAGCGTATATTAAAAGCATAAAGAGAGGGGCAACCCAAGGAGGAAAAAAATTATGAAGGGTACTGAGAAGCAGATCGCGTGGGCCGAAGATCTCAAGGCCAAAGCCATCACCGCACTGGAGTGGATGAGAGAGAACCCCAGCGACCCCGGCAAGGCAAACATCGAGATGTGGAACAAGGGGATTGACTTCCAGATCAACCGCATCAACTCCGTAGAGTACGCCAGCAAGCTGATCGACGTCCTCCGCTTCGTAAACTTCAACAGCACCCCGGATCAGGTCGGCATGGCCGTGGTTTCTCAGACGAACCGTTATCTGAAATAAGGGAGGAAAGAATGATGGAGAAAAACGAATTGATTCAAAGGCTGGAACAGGCCCCCGGAAAAACATTTGTGGAAGGCGGCTATTTTTACGGCTACGCGCTTATAAAGCGGGTTACCGGGGAAGAAACAACCGCCATTGTCAGAAAGCCTGTCGGCGCCCAATATCAAAAATACGAAGTGCTCTACTACACACCGGAAATCAAGCTCTAAAGGAGGCCCACGATGCGCAAGAAATACGCAGACTGCCGGAGGGCAGATGGTGACTGCACCATCTGCCCTCTGGCCAACTATGGCCTGGATTGCCACAATCGCTTCATCAGCAAACTGGAGTGGTCCCGACGGGCGGAGGGGCTGACGCAGGCACAGCTTGCGGAGGCGTCCGGCGTCAACATCCGCCAGATCCAGCGGGTGGAGCTGGGCGAGGCGGAGGCCGGAAATCTCACCGCTAAGAACCTGATCGCTATAGCCGACGCGCTCCATGTGGATATCCGCAGACTGATATGATCCAGAAGTGTGTGATCTGCGGCGTGGAATTTGATACGCCGCCGTCCAACAACAAGCGCACCTGCTCCCCAACCTGCTCCGCCGCATGGCGCAGCCAACAGCACAAGGGACGGCACAACAAGTGGAGCGCCGCCGCCAAGCGGAACGCCGCTGCGGCAGCGGAAAGAACCGGGAATCTGGCCCACGGCACGAAGGCCGCACTTGCATTGCCGGAGGGCCAGCGTGGACCGCAGAACCGCAACGCCAAAATCTGGCACCTGCGCACGCCGGACGGTGAGCCGGTTGTTGTGACCAATCTGACGGACTGGGCCAGACAGCACACCTCCGACTTTGATATGGAGCCGACGGAGGCCAGCGCCGCTGCCATTTCCTCCGGTTTCCGCCAGATCAAACGCTCCATGGAGGGAAATTTCCGCAGAGCAAACGGGAAGCCATGCACGGTGTCCACGTATAAGGGATGGACGCTGGTGGCGTGGGAAGAAAAATAAGAAAGCCGTGTCCGAATCGGACACGGCTTTTCTCTATCCTTGCATATCATCCGCGATTTTTGCATAGGCACGCCGCCGGATCTTGGCCAACCCGTCCACGCTGACGTGGAGCAGCGCCGCCGCCTGTAGGCAGCTCTGGCCGTGGACGTCCACCGCCAGCACCGCCGTCTCCTCGTCAGGCGGGAGGCCTACCAGCCGAATGGCCTGCGCCGCCCGGGCCGGGGCCATCGATGACAACAGCGCCCGGATCTCTCGGTTTGTTTTCTCCATGGGTTTTCCAGACTTGCAGAGCGCGGCCATGCCGCGTGGATGTTGCCATCTTCTGGCCCTCCTCTCAGTAGTTTAGCCCGTCCAGTCGGCCTTGGCCTCCCGCACGTCGATGTGCGTGAAGCCCTTCTGACTGTACACGCCCACGCCGCCCCAATCCGGCATGAGCTGCCGCACGTAGGTCGCCACGGCTTCCGGCGTCTGCCCCTTGACCGTGATGTCCGCTGCCGTGCCGTAGCAATGCTGGCTGTGGGCCACCCCGCCCACCTTGGCATTATATTGCGGCGTGCGGTAACCGCTGTTAATAGTCACAGCCGCCCCAAAGTGGGTGCGGATGCTCTCCAGCACCATCACCAGCCGGGGGGCCACCAAAACGGCGTCCGATCCGTCCCGGCAGGCAAACTCCCGCACTTTAAAATGGGCGGAGAGCTGCTTGCCCCCGGAGGCGGCTTTGCTGTAAGCGTGGATCTCAACCATGGTTATCCCCCCAGATCTGATACAGCGCCCGGACCATGTCGGCGCGGGTCACAGTCTCTCCAGCGTTGGCGTCCGTCAGCAGGCCGTGAGCCTCGCCCCATACAAGGGCTTGATCTTCCACCTTGGCCGACCGCTCCCAAAACAGCAGCAGCGTAGGCACCTTCCGGGTGCTGGTCACTTTCTCCTTGGGGAAAATGCCCTGCGTGGAGCCGCCGCCGTCCAGCATGAGGGCATCCACCACGCCAAGCCCCAGCAGCTTGTTCTGGAGCTGCTCACGGGTCAGGCTGGTCTTGTCGCACCACAGGCATACCTTGCCGTTGGGCATCCAGCCCACCGCCGTCCGGGCAGCAGGCCGGGCCACGTCGGCGGTCAGGCCCCGGTAGAGCTTGGAGCCGCCCTTGAGGATCGGGACGCCGGAAAGGAAGGATACTCCCCGGCCCGTTAGCATCTTCGGTACGCCGTCAGAGCTGATGGACACGCCCCAGTCCTGGTATTTGTCCCGGCTGATGACCTTGCCGTCGATCACCGTCCAGCCCACCGGCTGAAACTTGCTGTTGAAAAGATACCCGTTGATGATGTGGGTACACCCGGTCTTGGCCTTGATCTGGGCCGGGGTCAGCTTGCCGGTGTTGTGGTAGATCTGCGCCCTGGCGCAGTCAAAGATATCAACCACGGCGCACTGCCTTTACGGGCCGTCCGTCCTCGTCCCACGTCACGTCATAGGTGCCCTCCGGTGCGGTGACCCGGATGGTCTGGCCCGCATTGGCCGGGTCATAGTTGAAGTAGTCATACATGTGCTTCACGTCGGCAGGTTCTTCCTCCGTGGGGATGAAGCCCTCCTTCATCTCCTGTTCCGTCCAACCGGCCACGCCGCCGTCGGGATTCAGGTGAAAATTGGCCCCGGCGGCCTTCAGCTCTGCGTTGATCTGCTCCACGGTCTTGCCAGCCTTGCGGCCCTCGTTGATGATGTCAGCAAATTTCATGTCCATGGTATGTTCTCCTTTCAAATTTTCGGTTGAATTTTCAACCGTTTTTGTCCTCGCTCACCCGCTGGGTGCCGAAGTAGAAGCCGATCACAACCGTAAAAACGGTCATAAACTGCTCCGGCGTCACCCTGCCGGTGCAGGACAGCACCGCAAAGACAACGGTGAGGGTCAGGGTCACCAGGCTCTTGACGGCCAGCAGATTGGCCAGCCGCTTTTTCAGGTTTTCCACAGTTTTTTACCTCCCTATGTATTATTTTGTGCTTCCTTCTCAAGGTCTTGGATCCGGTGGTTGATCACCTTGATCTGCTCCTCCACAACCGGCATCCGCTGGGCAAAGTGGTTATGCTCCCGCACCTCCCGGGTCAGCTCGTCCAGCTTGGCCTCCGTCACCGCCTGGGTCTTGCTGTTGGCGATAAGCACCCCCATCAGCGTCAGCCCCCCGGTGATGAGGGCGCATACGATTGTTTCTGTCATAATACACTCCTTAAAAGTTGCAGTTTTAAGGTCACATTCCGACGCGTTTCGACGCGGCCTCTGTGCTATACTCCCGGTAAAGGAGGTGGTCCACATGACCGCAGCGCAAAAACAGGCCTACGAGGAACTTTACTACATGACCGTAGAAATTTTGGACGAGTTGGACGCCCTCAAGCATAAGATCGCCCAGCAGCAAAAAGCGTCGGAAGCATTGTGGGACCTGCCGGAGGATTAACCCTCCGGCGTTTCCTTTGTACCGCCAAACTCGGCAGGCACCAGCTCCGGCAGGCCGCACTCGTTGATGAGAATGTCCGCCACCTGCTGCTTCAGCTTAGGGGGCACATCTGCAAACTCCCAGGGCTTTTTCGTCTTGGGGTTTTTCGCCTCCATACAGATCTTGCTCGCATACAACATAGCCATCATCTCTTGATCTCCTTTCGATAAGTAAAAATATAGGTTCAGGGCCAGATCGGCCCAAAACTCACGCATAAACAACATTGCCCATCTCTAACAAGCAGTTTTCCAGAAATTCCTGCTGCTGTGCCTGCATCTGGAGTTGACTTTTCAGTTTGCTGTTCTCGTTTTCCAGCTTTGCTACCCGAGCATCCACCGTTGGTATAGGTTCCGGTTCCGGCTGCGGCTCCGGCACAGTGCCGGGCGTTAGCGCCGTCACCACTCCATTCGCTGCCTCCACACCCACAAAGGGGAATGTCTCCGGAATCTCCATATCTTCGGGGATCGCCGCCCAGCCGTTCGGAACGGGGAACACCCCACTGATGGTCTGATTGCGGTGCGCTCCGTTTCCCAACGATGTAAGTTCAATGATGGTCATTTTACTTTTCTCCTTTCTCTTTATCCAAGCGCAATATAGTAATAAACACCACTAGAACTATTGCACTGCGCTGCTGCCGAATCCGTATTATACCAGGATAGTGTTTTGTCATGTAACATAAATAGCTTGTTACTTTCAGAACCCGGCTGGCCAATGTATATAAAGGTAGATTCAACCCCTAAATCTGTAAGTGTTTGTTTCATCACAATGACGATTTTGGGAACAAAATTAAATGTTAAACTGTTTTTATTATCCGAACCGTATACGCCAGAGCCTACGTAGTGTCCAGTCTGCATTTGCAACTTGTTGCCTATCTTTCCTAGTGCATCATACTGAACGTCACCTACAACGCCGCTAGGATGCGCATCAGCATTCGGAGAATTGAGATATTGTGCAGGGCCTGAAGTGAACTCCGCGTATTCGGCATAGGCTGTAAAAATAGCATCATGAGAGTAGGTTCTAGCAGTAACCCTATAAAACGTGTCAGGAGGCCAAGAACCTTTAGCGTATGGATAAAGTATGTATTTTCCGATAATCTTGTTCCATTCGCTGGATCCATTGGACTGATTTTTAATTATGTGCTCTCCAACCCCCACAATCTTTTTGTTGGCCAAATCAAGCTGTACTGAATCGTAATAATAATATGTAGCATCATCTTCCATTCTTCCTAACGAGACATCTTCAGTGGCTTCCTTGATTTCTCCTGAAATTGATTGCTTTCGCCATAAATAATCATCGCCCAGATGCGTGTGCAATCGAGACAGTATTTTGAAGGCATCATCCGGAACCGCATCTGCTCCCAAAGCAAGCATTGCCGCTGTGGCATCCGTGAGCAGGCTTGCCTTATTCAGCGGGGTGCCCTCTTGGGTGGGGCTATCGGCTCGTGTCATGTCATAAGTGTTTTCCTGCCCAGATACCGGGGTCAGCTTAACCCGTCCAGGGTAAAGAGGTACTCTGTCTTGCATAGAGTCTCCTTTCAAGTCTCTCCGGCATAAAGGTCGCCGGAGAAGTACCACGATTTTGTCAGCTTGTCGAGCAGCTTGTCGAGGTCAAGCAGGATGCGCTCGATGTCATTCGCCTTGATGTAATCCAAAAACCGCATGGTTTCTGGCGTCTCCGGCGTGGACGCCATCACGGAGATGACTGCCCGTAAATGCGCTATATTAAGCCGGTAAGTCTCCATCTGCCCCATTGTCGGCGTGTCCGATTCGGACCAGTCCTTTTTTACCGACACGGGGCAATCATAGCCCAGCGCCTGGAACCGTCCCGCTACATACTCAACCGCCGCACCTACCCGGTTGAGGTCCGTGGCGTTGTAAAAGCCCTTCGCGGTCTTCTGCGCCACGTCCATCGCCGTCCGGTCTGTAACGAGAGTCAGCAGCCCGTAGTAGAGCGTCAGCTCAAAGTTGGTACTTGTCCCCGCCGCGTTGACGGCGGTGAGGGCGACGTGATAGGTATCATCCGCTGCCCGGTCCACCGTAGCCGTCCACGCCCCCTCGATCAGCGTCCATGTGTAAGCCGTCCCGTTGACGGTGCCCGTCACATAGATGATCTCAGAGGGCAGCATGACGCTTAAACCCTGCGTACTCATACGATTTCCACCGTGATCACCATCGACTTACCCGCGTCAACCGGGTTGGGCGTGATGGTGGCCGACTTGATGACCGGCACGGAGGTGTCCAGCGTTACCGTCCGGGAGACTGTGGTCTTTTGGCCCGCCGCGTCCTTGGCCGTCACCACAATGGTGTTGCTGCCCTCCCGCAGCGTCACGGACTTGGTAAAGCTGCCGTTGGAGGCCACCGTCACCGCGCCCTGATCCACGCCGTTGAGGGTGATGCTGATGGTCACGGGGCTGCTGGTGGCATCGTTGGTGGTGCCCGCCACCGTCTGGGCCGGGGATGCCGTGATGAGGCCCGCCACGGGAGCCGTAATGTTCAGCGTGGGCGGTACGGTGTCCACCTTGAAGGTGGTGGTCTTCTGCGCCGCCGCGTTGCCGTCATGGTCACGGCAGTCCACCGTGACGGTGTGACTGCCGTCCGTGAGAGCCGTGGCCGGGGCGTACGTCACCTGATAGCCGTTTGCAATGGCCGTGGAGGTGATGGCAGAGGACGCCACCGCCGCGCCGTCCTGTTTGACCACCAGCGTGGACAGATCTACCCCGGAGCCGTCCGCCTCGTCCACAACGGTAAAGACTACCGGCTGCTTGCTGTTGCTGACGTATGCGCCGGTGGACGGCGAGATGATGGTAATAACAGGAGCCACCCGCTCGCGCACCACCAGCTTCAGCCCCGCCATAGTGGAGGCGTCCGCCGTGCCGACTGTCCCGGCCTCATTGGTGGCCTTGACCTGTACGTTGTAGTAGCCGCCGGGCTGGTTGAAGGACGTTTTCCCCGGCGCTGTGATGGTGGCCTCGTACTTCCCCGTCCCGCTGTTGAGGGTCAGGGTGTACGCTTGGCCGTTGATAATTGCCTGTACTGTTTTGATCGCCATGTTAAACCTCCCCGGCGTAGATCTCGCCGGAATACCAGATCTCCGGCTCTAAAACAATGGTTTCCTCTGTAACCGTTACTGTCAGCTTTGTTTTTGCGTTGATGTCAACAGGATTTGGCGTAAAGTTCACTGATGCGATCTTAGGGAGGAGCATTGTGTAATCACTCATGTGTCCTCCTTGTCCCAGTAGACCACCACGCAGCCCAATACACCGGATTTTCCATTCGTACCGATTCCGGGGTAGGCGTCAATCTCCCAATAGCTTCCAGATGGGTTTCCGTCTAAATCGTAGCTCGTTTCTCTGTGCCGTCGCCCCTGCGTGCCGCCGGTTCCTTTGGCCCCGCCGTCTCCGGTTCCCGCCCTGGGCTTCGCCACGCCCGTCCGGGCGAAGCTGTCGCCGCTGGCCACGTCCGTATAGCCGTTTTCATAGCGCTTGCCGTTGGCGGAGGAATACGCCCCGAAGGTTGTGTTTTCGCCAAAGGCCACTGGAAACTCTTGCCCATCGTTGATGTTGATGGTCCCGGCCCATACCAGACCGCCCAAACCGTCCACGCCGTCCGCACCGGCAGCGTCCCATGTGCCATCCTGTCCACGAGTGCCATCGCCGCCTTTGCCCACAAGGATGACCCGCAGAGATTTCTTCCCCGCCGGGGCCTTCCATGTGCCGGGGGAAGTGATGACCTCGCGCCCCTGATACAGGAAGCTGCCGTCCGCCTGTAGCAACTGGCTCTGGCAACCCTGCATGACACCGCCCGAAAACTGGAACGTCTGCATGGTCAGCCGGGCCGTGGTGGCCTGACTCTCGTCCAGCCACACCGTCTCCACGTCCCCGATCTCGGAGGACGGATCGCCCCGGCCCGTCAGATCCAGCACGTTGCCGCCGTAGGTGGAGAGGATCAGCCGCGCCGCCGCCAGCGCCTGCACCTCCGTCTTAATGAACGGATTGTCGATGCTCACCGTCTCGCTGGACGATGTGGCGTTTCCGGATACGATGTATTTCGTATCCGCTCCATCGTTGAGGGTGAAGATTAGCGCCGCCACGTCCCCGTTGGCCTTCATGGTGGGGTAGCTGTTGAGGTTGTCCAGCGTCACCCGGTTTCCCTCGCTCCACAGCGGCTCGGCGGTCAGCTCTCCGGTGGAGGCATCCGCCCGGGGCCATGTGCCGGTTGCCTGACACACCCAACGGAGGATGTCCCCGCACTTCTTTCCCTGCACATCCTCTGCCGTCCGCACCGTCACCGGCAGGGCCGTGTAATCCGGGTCCACGTGCCAGCGATCCTTGAAATTCACGCCCAGCTGAGCCGCCAGAGCGCCGATCCACCCGCCCAACGTGGTGGGGAGCGTGGAGGGTGCCAGAAATTCCCGGTTTGCCAGCAGGCCGATGATGTCCGCCAGATTCCACTGCATGGTCAGGCCGTTGTCGCCGGTCCGCCAGCCGCCGGAGAACTGGTAGAAGATCCCCAGCCGCTTGTACTCGTCCGTGCCGTCCGCCAGACGGACGCCCAGAGAGACGTCGATGCCCTGCCGCTCCTCGATGGATTGGAAAATGCCGTTTTTGCTGCGCGGTTCAAACCGCCGGGACAGGTTGTCGATCTTGAGGGTGCACGTGCCATACGGCAGCGCCGTCGCCGCCACATTGCCCTGCTGCTTAACGCTGAACTCCGCGATCATCCCGCCGTCCCACGTCTCATACACCCCCGGCACGATCTCCACCACCCGCATCCGTCTGCTGGGCCGCGACCACTTGGCCACCGTCACCCGGATGGCGTCGGGGTTGTTGACCGTGAAGCCCTCCAGCGATACGGAGGATGCCGTGTTGCCAGTGTACGTCCGCGTGTGGTACGCCGTACCGCCCTGCTTGACCTCCACCGTGAAATCCTCCGGCACGCCGTCGTAGGCGTTTCCGGGGAAGTAAACGGAGCACGCCTGAAGCACGGAAACCCCGGAAAACCGCAGCTCCACCCACGGAGGCGTTGCAAACGTCCCGTCCTCGCCGGACAGCACGTTGCCGATGTAGCCCATCTGGCACACCGTCTGAGTGGGATCGTCCGGGAGAAGGTCCCACGTCCCGTCCAGCGCCCACCGGTCACGCTCTAATGTTGCGTACTTGGTGGGATTTCCAAAAACCTTATCGTGGATCTGCTCCAGATTGCTCCACGGAATCTGCCCGGAGGTCTCCCCGGCACCGAACACGATGTCCGGGGAAATGATGTCAATGACCGCCCGCAGCAGCACCCGCCGCGCGTCTCCTGTGATCGCTGCATGATACGCCTGCCCGCTCTTAATCATGCGGTGTCACCTCCCGCAATTCCACGGTAAAGTCTGCCCACAACGGGGTCTCCTTGGTTTCCTCTCCACGTCCGCTTCGCCGCGACCACATAAATTTAGGCCGGGTAAAAGACGTTACGAGAAAAGTGGAGTATTTCAGCGCCCCATCGGATTCCTGTGGCAAAAAACCGCAGATAATTGGTTCCCGTGTTCCCTTCTCGCAGGCCGCGATCACCTTGTTTTTCATTTCCCCGTCAAAATATCCGTATTGATAGGATACCTGCCACACATTTCCCCGCAGCTCCCGTGCCGTTCGTCCCGAGATCATCTGTACATCAACCGACAGGGGGATATTTTGCACATTGTATCCGCCATCCCGGCTCTCCGGCAGCGCCACCGCCATGCCGTTGGTGTCTAAAATCAATTCCGTCATGTTTCACCTCATGCAATGGGGTTCAGGATTGGCGTACCGTTTGCCTGCGCATAGCCGGTCAGCGGGTCAAACACATAGGATGCAAATTTGGTCATGTCAGGGAACATCAGGTTAAACGTAAATGATCCGCCGGATTGCTTCCCTTCGCCCAGCCCATTCACAATAGCCGCGCTGGAAATGCCGATGCCGGAATCCGCAAAGCCTACCGACGCCGTACCGAAGTCCAGCCCAGAGGTAATGCCTCGCTTGATATTGCCGTACTCGTCATCCCATCCCTCGCCAAGACCCAGCGCCATGTTTTCGCCGATCCCAGCGAATACGCGGGACGGGGAATGAATACCAAGAACGCCTTTGACGTTATCCACAATGCCGCCAAAGAAGCCAGAAACTTTTTCTTTGATCCAGCTGCCCATTGCCTTGATACCTTCCCACAGCCCCTTCACGATCTGCTTGCCCACATCCACGATGTCAGGGAGCGAGGAAACGAAGGCCTTTACAATGGTTGCCATCATGTCAAGCACCGACCGAACGATCTGCGGAAAATTATTAGCAAGGCCGCTGACGATCGCCAACACCATCTTCATGCCCAGCTCAATGACCTGCGGCAGTTTTTCGACGGCATAACCGACGAATTTCTCAATCATTTCGGGGCCTTTTTCCTGCACCACAACGCCGATGTTTTCAAGGATCCTCTCAATGACCGGCAAGAGATTTTCCGCCACCGTTACGGTGCTGCCCAAGAGGTTTGTAATGAGTTCCGCCATGTCGGCGTTTTTATCGCCAAGCCCCGTGATAAAGTTGTCATACGCCGCTTTCATCGACGCGATAGAGCCTTGGATCGTCGTGCTGGCTTCCAGCTGTGTTGTGCCCGTGATGCCCATTTCCGTTTGCACGGTATGGATAGCGTCAACGATGTCCGCATAGCTGTCAATGGTGTAATTGGTGTAGTTCCCCTGGGCGGCATTTAAGGCGTTGGCATCGTCGATCAACCGCTGCATTTCTTCTTTTGTGCCGCCATAGCCCAGCTTCAGGTTATCAAGCATGGTGTAGTTCTGCTTGGCGAAGCCCTGATAGGCGTTCTGGATAGATTCCATGCTCGAACCCATCTTATTTGCGTTGTCCGACATGTCGGTAATGGCCAGATTCGCCTTTTCCGCTGCCGCGTCCGTGTCGCCGCCCATCGATTGCAGCAGCGACGCGGAAAACGCCGTCACCGTAGTCATGTACTCGTTAGCGCTCATGCCCGCCGTCTTGTATGCGTTCTCGGCGTACTGCATCACGGTATCGGCAGAGGACTTGAAAAGCGTTTCTACGCCGCCAACCAGCTGCTCGTATTCGCCGTAATTTTCTACGGCCTGTTTTGTAATGGCAATCGCAGCCGCGCCAGCCGCCGCAATCGCAGCGCCGCCGACCTTTGCCGCCGTAGCAAGCCCGCCTTTCAGTTTCCCTGCAAGCGTTTCCGCTTTGCTGCTTGTCTCCGAAAAGCCCTTGTCTACGTCTCCGTCGTCTACGCTGATTTTGACAAATAAATCAAGTAGATTCATGTTTCACCACCAATCCGCACCGCGCGATAATATCGGCGGTAATCTCTTCGCACGTCCGGTTGTCCTGCTTTTTTGGCTCAATAATGTCCGCGTATCGCGCCTTGATGTAGTTCCCGCCCGCGTAGCGCGCCGTGTTTTCGGCCACAATGCGTAGCGCGTCGGTCACATAGATGCGATACGCCTCGGTTTTCGCTTTCACATTGAGCCGCGCCACGCAGTATCGCAGGAACGGCTTTATTCTCCTTTGCCCTTGGTATTCTCCTGCGCAGAGCCAGAGGATTTCCCGCTCTGCGCTGAGATAAAAAGCGCGGTAAACGCATCATCGGTCAAAAGTTCCGTTGCGTCTCGCATCAGCTTGACAAGGTTTAGAGCGCCCTTGTAGCTCTCAGCACTCACGCCCTCAATGGCGGCAAGGATCGCGATGATGTCGCCTTTGTGACCCTTGAGCAGCGCAGGGAGCGCTTTTCGCGCCCTCTGCGTAGCAAACTGCTTTGCCGTCATGCCCTCCGGCAGCTTTTCCCGCCGGAACATGGCGGAAGCCTTCTCGTCCTCTGCGATGTTGGCAATGGGTTCAATGATGTCTGCGATAACATCAAACACCCGCTCGCCGTGAATATCGGAAAGTTTCATATCAGCCCTCCGCCGTACCGGCCTTAATGTAGATCTCAAAGGGGACCGTGTTCTGTGCTGCCATGGAGTAGTGGGCGGTATACTCAAATGCAAACTGGCCCTTTGCCTTGTCGCTGGTCTTCAGCTGGAAGCCGCCGGTAGACAGTGCGTTCATCATGTGGATGGCGATGAAGCCGCCGTTTTTCTCGCCGTTCTTGTCGGAATAGTCGCCCACCAGCCAGATGTCGGCAAAGTCAGCGTCCGACAGATCGTTCCGAGGCGTGACCTTCCCATCGCTGGTACTCACATCGGCAGCACCGCAAAGGCTCTTTGCAATCTTGGTGTCTGCGTTGACGAACGTACCCGCCATCTTCGCTTCCCAGGAATCCAGCCGTTTCAGCTCTTTCATGTTCTTGGGGCAGTTGTCAATGTCTTCGCCAAAATCGGAGAAGCTGGGCGTTGCGGTAAAATTTACACCGCCGGTAGTCGCGCCGATCTGTCCCGCCTCTCCGATGGTTCCGGTGGCCGGGGTGAAATCGGTGGTCAGAATACCGGCGTTGATCTGTAATTTCTGAAATGCGTCGGAAGGAATTTTTGTGAATTTCATAGCTTCGTCCTTTCATCAGTTTTGCGACAGATATTCCACCGTGATGTTGAGATACCGCCGCTTGATGTTCTTATCGCTCTCGTCCGCGATGTTCTGGCACCACGGGGACCCGCGCTTGATCCACATCGCGCCTCCGTCATAGGGCACGAACGCGCCGCCCATGCCGATGGTGTCAGAGATTTCCTGTGCCTTGGCGTTGGGAATTGCCTCGCTTTCCGTGTAATACCAGAGGTTTACCGTCAGAGCGATTCCCCCGCTCTCCCATGACCCGGTAATCAGTTCATAGGTCAGCCACGGGAACGTCGCGTCCTCCGGCACATTGGATGTTGGGAATGCCGGGAGGAATTGAGAAAACCACGCATGGAGCGCCTTATCCTTCGTCATTTCGGCAGCTCCTTTCGCTCCGCAGTGAAGAATTTAAGCGCTCGGATTTCCGGTCCGGCAGATTTCGGAGCTGCCTTTTCCTCCGGGTTTGACGTCACCCGGTAGGTCAGCCCCGTTTCCCCATCCCGGAAATAATCGTTGTACTCAATGGGCACGTTCCGGTTGACCAGCGCGGAATACACCGAGGTCACGCCCTCCTGTTCCGCCCTCCGGGCCTCCATGGATGTATCAAGCGCCTGATAGTTGAGAAACTCGGCGCCGTCAACCCATTCCGTGATATAGCCGCCAGCGCCGTCGGCCGTGCGTTTCTTTTCAATCAGCACACACTTTTTACCAAACGCATCCAACAGCATTACGGCTCCACCCCCTTGAGCTTCCGCCAGTCATTCAATCGGCCCTTAAAAGCGCCCTGCCAGCCGTTTAACGCGTTGCTGTCGCTTCCCGCGCTGCGTTTGGTGTAAGAATAGCCCCCGAAGCTTTCGCTTTGATACGGGCTTGCAACGGCCTCCCCGTTCTTTTCTTCCCACGCGGCGATATCTTCGGCAAGCGCAACCACAGCCTTTGGCACCGCCAGCACCCACACCGTCCCGGTAAAGGTTTCATCCGTCAGGTCAGCCGCCGGATACTGGTGCAGGCCATCGTTGAACACGGAGCCACAGATGCGGAAATATTGATTGGTTTGGAGAAAAGGCAGCGCAATGCTGCCATTCTCCACGGTGAACGTGCCCTCGTGAATCTCCACAAGGAACCAGTTGTTTAAGTGCCGTAGAACATTTTCAAGCATTGCGCTGCCTCCTTTAGCTGCCTGCAACAATTTTATAAATTTCGGCCTTTTTCATTGAGCCGCTAACTCCAGCAATGCCGTTTTCCTCCGCATACGCAAGCAATTCCGCCTTTGTTAAGTTGCTAAGGTCTGCGTCATTGCCGGGTGCCGTTGCCATTAGCGGCTCAATCAGCCCCCCACGCTAGAGGGTGTTACGGTCACAACGGCGATACCGTCCAGATACTCAGCCCACAGGGACATACCCATCAGCGCGTAGCTCTCGCCTACGGCGGTGCTGTAGTTGCCCTGGGCGTGGAAACCAATCAGGTTAGTCTCGCCCTGAACGGTGTAGTTCAGGCCCAGGCGGGCAAACTCGCTATCGCCGGGATCCACATAGTACAGGTCAATGTTTTCCACGGGGGTAGCAATAACCTTATTCCGGGCGATCTGCGCCGCAGGCAGCAGGAACAGGGTGGAATAGCCCATGAAATCTTTGATGTAGTTGATGCCGAACTGGGTCTGCACGGTGATGTTTGCAGTACCCAGATAGTCATAGGCATCCAGAATGTTGGCAAAACCTACCACCTGGGTGACATCCTTCTGGATAGTGGCAAACTTGTTCAGAACCTCGCCCTGAGCCTTGGCAAGCGCATCCTGCCAGGTAGCGGCGGTCTTTGTCAGGCTGCCGGTGTTCAAGAATGTGTAGAACTTACCCATGACAACATTCTGAAGCTTTGTCAGGAATGCGTCATCGGACTTTTCTACGGCAATTTCCGCGCCGTACTTGTTCACATCTTCGATGGGTACGGCCTTCGCGTACTTCTCAATTGTCAGGTCAGACTTTGCCGCCTGCACGATGGTGGTCTTGCTGTAGGGGATGACCTCGCCGGGGTCAACAGAGCCGCTCTCCAGGTCAATACTGGCGGTGTAAGACACCAGAGACGTACCGGGGGTCTTTCGGATAGGGCGAGTGATGCCCAGAATATTTCTCAGCGCCTCCCAGTTGTCATCAAACCGGGTAACAAAGTCGACCTCGCGTGCGGTCACGCTGGTATAGACATTGGGCAGAGAATCACGGGGCTGGGTCAAAGTTTCAACTTTAGTTGCTGCCATGTTAAAGGCTCCTTTCAGTTCATCAGATCAGGATTTTCGGCAAGTGCTTTCTGCCGTTCGGCAGTAGACATTACATAGCGGCCCTTATCGTCCTTTTTGTAGATGTCTGCCTTGGTCAGATTCGCGCCGCCGGTGTTTGACGGGGGATTGGCGGGATTCGCCCCGTGCGTCTGCGTGGTGGAAACAAGCCCCTTGTAGGTGCCGTCCACGAGTGCATCGAGGGACTTGGTGTCCTTGATCTTCTCGCCGTCCAGCTCCAATGCGGCCATTTCCTCGCCGCAACCACGCATGGCAAGGTCCAAATTCGCGCCGGTGATGTTTTTGCTCTCAAAGTAAGCCCGGACAGCCTTTTCCTTCGCCGCCTTGCTCTCCTTTGCCGTGACGTCGGATTTGTAAGTTTCAAAGGCCGAGTGTTCTTTCTCGTACTTTTCCTTATAGCCGCCGTCACCCGCTGCCTTGAGGTCGTCCAATTCCTTCTGGACGCCGGGCAGCTTCTCCGCGTCCGCCTTGTACTTCGTGAGATCGTCCTTAAGGGGGTCAACCACGCCCAGATGCAGCGCAACCAAGCAATTTTCGATCTCTTCGGTGCAAGCCTCGCCGAGAATATTTCTAATTTCCGCTCTCGTAAATTTCGCCATGTTATTCGTTCTCCTTTTCCTTGGCCCCAATTCTTCGGGGGCGAACGTTGTATAAAAACCGCTGTACCTCGCGGGTTTTACCGAAAACAAAAGAGCCAACCACCGAGAAATTCTCAGTAGCTGGCTCCTATTGCCCTTTCCCGCGCCCTATTACGCGGAAGTCGAATATTTGATTGTTTTCTTGACCTCTAATACGATATACCCGTCGCCCTTGCGCCGGATTTCCGCGTCATTGCCACGCCGTATAATGGCTTCAATGGCCTTGATGGTCTCGTTATCCATTTTTCAGCTCACTTTCCAGAATGTCCCGATACTGTCCCGCATGGTCGGCGGCAGCTGGTTTCAGAAACGGCTGTGCCTTGTTGCCGCGCGTGTAATGCCAGTTGCCTTTCGCGTCCTGGTACACCCACGGTGTAGGCCGTCCGCCTCCGCCTTCGGCGTAAATGCCCGTGCCAAGCTCGACGTAAGCGGCATACTCATTGTTCGTGCCGATGATTGCCGCCGGTTCCTGCTCGTCTACCACATGAGTAATGCTGTTGCGCAGATTGCCGGTGTCGACGGGGCACAGCTTTTTCGCATATCCCTCTGCCACCAGCCCGATCTTTTCAAGGCCCCGCAGCAGCGCCGCCTTGATCTCAGCGGAAACCTCCGCGCTGTGATCCTGAATATCAATGTTCATTGTTGTCCTCTGCCCAATTTTTCCAGTTCGCTGGCAATGCAGTCAATCAGCTCGTTATCGCTATCTCTTTCCACCAAAAAATACGTCCCGTTGGTATTTCTGATGTCGACAACAATGCCGGTATCTCCAGTACTTTTTACCTTAACACGATCATATTCACGGATCATCCCGCATCCTCCTTGTTTTTCCTAAAGGCAGTTATGATACGCGGTTTGCTTTCGGGCGCATCCTTTATCCAGCCAGTGCAAAACGTTCGTTGTTTTGTCACCCCAAGTTCCATGTAAATATTAAAACGCACGGCTCCGCCGCCTAATTCTTTAAAATCCACAGCCTTTTCCATGTTAAACTGCCTTGCCATATCATAGCGCAATTGGAGCGGATTGTCTGACGTATATCCAACATCAAAGAATTGGTCTGCGTGTTTAGCTCCACTTTTCAGGAAATAGCCTGTGTATTTTTTGGGTGTTGTTACGCACTCCGCATTTTTAACAACAACAGTCTGCCGCTTTGTGGTTTTTAATTGCGCCCACTTTTCAGGTTCATTATACTTCAAATTCTGGAAATCTTCAACGGTATTCGGAACTTTTTTGTTCAGAACCGCCTTGTATCCTTTCCATTGCTTCGTGTCTGCCGATAGATTTCGGCCTTTTTTGATAAAGATGCCCCACGCTGTAGCATTTTCCGCTTCTTTCTGTGCCGCCCACTCTGAATAGGTCATATCTGAAACGATCTCGTTTTCGCCTGTAACCGGGTTTCTGGCGCGTCTTTGGCCCGTGGAATTAACCCTACCAATGTCCGCAACCATCGTGCAGCGGCAGTTATACACGAGGTAGCCGGGTGCAGAAGTATCACCGGGGAACATGATGTCATAGCCATCGACTTTGAACGGCTTATCAATGTCCACCGTTTGACCGTCCAGCATGGCATGAGCGTGTCGCGTGCGATTGTCCAGCGTCGCAAGCCACTGTTTCTTGAGCTTGACGCCCATCTTCTCCGCTGCTGTGTAGCTGTCCATGCGTCCGGCGTTCTGTGCGCCGGTCACGGCGGTTCTGGCCGTGCGAATGGCGGAATCGCGGCTCATGGTGGTGATCCGCTTTTGCAGATTATCCGCCATGTGCATGATGCTCAATCCCTGCAAGATGGAGCTGGTGACACTGGCCGTAATTTGCTTCTTGCCGTATGCGAGATCGATCCCGCGTTTCAGTGCTCTATCCTTTGGATAGTACGGCATCAGCCCCGGCTGCTCCACGATCAGGCGTTTCACCGTCTGCTCGTCCCACAAGTCAAAGCCGACATCCCCGGCCACGCTCTCGATGGTGTACGCCGCATAATTGCGGTTCAGAGAGTAGATACCGGGCGTTGCGTCATTGGTGTAAGACACCGCCACGGCGTTTGCATCGGTCACACGGTGCGCCACCTTGTCACGCATGGCCTGATAGCGTTCCCCGCGCCCGATTTGGTTCAACCGCCATTGCTTATAGTCGGCCTCCGTCCACTCCTTACCGTTCTGCACGGTGCCGATCAGCGCTTTCATTTCCTCGTCGCGCTTTTTGAATTGCTTGAAATATGCATCAATGGTCTCTTGCAATTCCTTCCCGACCTCACGGTATAGTTTCTCAATACGCCGCTCCAGCTTTGCAAGCTCCTTGTCGGTCAGCTTGTGGCCGAGGTCACTGGTCGCCATCGCCGCTCACCCCCGGCGCGTCCGGATCTTCAAAGCTCCGGTCAAGTTCTTCTGCTGCCTTCCGCTTTGCCATATCCTCGTACTGGTCAATGTCGCCGTTGATGGTCAGCAGCTTCTTTGTGATGTATTCGTCATCGTAATACGCCGCTCCCAGCAGAATGTTCTGCGTTTCCTCGCTCTTGTTGATAATTTGATTGCGCGTATAGCTCGGCTGATCCTCAATGCCTGCCAAACGCAGAATCTCAACAATAAACCGCGTTACCTCGGATTCAAACTTGTCCGTTTTCAAATCCAGAGGCACATAGCTGGCCTTGATTGCGGTCGCCGTCTGGTTCCCTGCGGATACCGCCGCAGCGTCAAAGCACTGGAAATCCTCGTACAGCTTCTTTTTGAGCATATCAATGGTGCTGCTGGTGCCCTCATAGGGAGCCTCGATGGTCTTGCTTTCCACCTTTGCACCATCATCGCCATTCGCGTGGGCGACATGGGTGGTTTTCAGCCGTTCAATAAACTTTGCATCGTCCAGATCGTCCATGCCGTTGCAATTAGAAAGCACCCAATAGATCAGATTGCCCTCGTCCACGTTGTTGACCATGTTAGAGGATGCAAGGTCGAGTGCGTCAATGGTGTTGCGCTTGCCGACGATCTCGGAGAGACACCGCTTGTTGTTTTTCAGCGGCACGATGGGGAAACTCGGATAATTCCCGCCGTCATAGATTTCGGTTTCGCCGACCTCCGCCTTGCGCTCGATCAGCTTATAACTGCGCTTCGGCTGCATGACGGACATATCCTCGCCGCTGGGCTGGAAATACTCGGTAAAGCCGTCGGTCTCATATAGCGTCGCTCTCAGAGGCTTATCCTGTGCCACCTGCCAGAACCGGATACCGGCTTTCATTGCACCGTCCTCTTCATCATAGAGGGGGACGAACTCAAGCAGGGAGAACACGCGCAAATGCGTCAGATCCCAGAAACCGAAGGACACGCCTGCGATTTTCGCTTCACGCGCCGCATCCATGACTTCCTGGTCGAAGTCCGGGCATAGCTTGTTCGGCGTTTCCTTCTCCGCAAAGGTTACGCCGTTACCCAGAAGATAGGAAACTTCCTGATCCACCGCCAGACCAAAGAAGCGGCTGGCCAGCTTATGGTTTGCCGTCCACATATCCGTGTGGGAACGGCCCTGCATATCGTAGATGATCTTTTCATAGCGATTAATGGTCGGATTCAGGCCGTTGTAATATTCCTCAGCATCCGCCGCCGTCTTATATGCGTGGGATTCGCGGTGCTCGTTGATTGCGCTGCGGATAAACTCCATCCGCGCCTTTTCGTCCTCGCCCACCGCCACAAGGTCGTTATATGTTTTGATAGCCGCTCACCGTCCTATCTGTTCCAAATGGGGGTATAATCGCTCTTGCCCTTTTGGCCGGGCGCTTTCCATATCGATTCTGTCGCATATCGGCACGCATCAATATGGTGGTTGTTTGCATCAGGATAACCGCTGAGGATCTCTCCCTCGCGGTTCCGCTCGTACTCATAGGAAATAAATTCTTCTGCCGTTTTAGGGCATTTTACCTTGTCAATTACGATGCTCGACAAGCCTTGCAACCACTGCATAGAGCGGTCAATACTTCCCGGCCCTTTTCTTGCGCTAATGCAGCGCAAGCCGAACTTTTGATAGTCCGCGACGCTCTTCGGCTCTGCACCGTCTGCGGTGATGAGGTCATCGCGGGTCAGCCCATAATCAATCAGCATATCAGCCGTTTCTTTGTTCCTCTTTTTGTTTGCGGTCATTTCCGCAAAAATGTATAGTGTTCGTCTCGCGGCGTCGTAATGGCAACGGTTGAACGCCCACGGATCGGGGAAATATCCCCAGTCAACGCCGTTATAAATGCGGTCGAAATGCGAAATTTCCTCGTCAGTGATTTCCCGCAACTCCAAATTTTCAAACACATTTCCGCCGGTGCCGACCGGAATTCCGAGATATTCGTGCTGATATGCACGCTCGTCCGTTTCTTTCAGGTGTTCCGCTTCTGCAAGAAACTGTTCTCCCAGCCACTCCGGCGGTGCCTGCAGATATGTTGACTTATGACACAAGCGATCAGCCCGTTCCTCCAAGCTGTCCTTGTTCGCCCAGTTGTCACGCGAGATAGGTGGGTTATAGCTTTCAAAATTCCAGAACATCGAGCCACCGCGCATGGTGGACTGTAAAATAGTTCGGATTTCCGCACGTCCGGCAAACTGGTCTTTTTCCTCGAAGTGCGTCACGGCGATATAGCCAAACGGGACTTTGATAGATTTGATCTTCATCGGGTCATCAGCGCCGCGAAACATAATCTTCTGGCCTGTCGGCTTATAGATCAGCTCCATCGGGGATACTTTCGCTTCCCAATACGCCGCCATGCCCAGCTCGCCGATTGCCCAAATGTACTGGGCATAAACGCTATCGCGGATTGTATTTGCTACCTTGCGCAACACAAGCGCATGCGTTCCCGGATTGCCAACCAGCAAAAGCGGTACAAGAATTGATACTGTGGAGGATTTCAATGAGCCACGCCCGCCGCTAAAATCGTAGTGCGTATGCCCATGCCTAAAAATGTCATGTGCAATGCTATAAAACGCAGGGCCGATCTTTTCTGACAAGAAAATATCAGACATCGATAATCACCTTGACACCGTCCGCATTGACGTTCTGCTCCACAATATCTTTTTGCTCAAGGTACTGTTTCCCCAGCCAAATAGCCATGCTTGCGTTCTTTTGGGCCAGATTCCACTGCGCTCTCCGCAGGCTCGACTTTCCTACCTGACTCTTGCTTTTATATGTGTCCGCAAAAGTCATTTTATACGTCCGTTTGCACCATCGATTCAGGGTGTCCGCGCTGCACTCAAGCACCCCGCAGATTTCTGCTTCCGTGCACTGGATACCACATAGGTTCTCAAACAGCTTTTGATTTATTACCTTTTTCGGCCTTCCAGTCCGCGCCACTTCCACCCCTCCATTCCTTAAGATTCGATCATGCCAGAGATTTCTTTCTCGCAGTCAGCTTTCTCGCAACCAATGTATGCAGGCCATTCATGGCCCCTGTAATATTGCCGGACTTAATCAGCCCGTTCAGTGTTTTCATTTGCTGTGTGGATAAATACTGCTGGTTTTTCTTCAACATCCTCCGCGCAGTCGCCTGAGCATCAGTCATGTAGAAGCACCGCCTTTTCTCCCGTAAACTGCTCCCATCGTTTAATAATTACATCGCAGTAGCGCGGGTCAAGCTCCATCATGCAACATCTCCGGTCTAACTGCTCACAAGCAATCAATGTGCTTCCGCTCCCTCCAAACAAATCGAGGACAGTTCCGCCCCGTTCGGTCGTGTTGCGTATTGCAAATTCAGATAACTTCACCGGCTTCTGTGTCGGGTGCGCGTACTCATTGGCCGAATCTTTTGGTATATTCCAAACAGACCCGATCCGCTTTCCTTTAATTTCTCGCCCATTGTTAGAGCATAAAATCACTTCATAATCTGTTGAGAATGTGTGCTTGAGGTCGCCAATCCCGCCGCCGCCTTTGTCCCAAATTATCATATTGGTCAGGTCGTGATATTGTTTGAACAGCGGTAGCCACTTGTCCAGAACTTTCCATGTCGTGCAAATAAAAACGAATCCATTGCACAAAAGTCTAATATTGGGGAAGAAGTCGAGAATTTTATCATCATTCTCCAATACATCAAACTTCTTCGATTTTTCGCGCATATTACTCTGATAGCTATAGCCGTATGGCGGATCAGTGAACACCATATCTGCCATTTGCCCCCCCATAAGGGCTTCCACGGCATCAATACTAGTACTGTCCCCACACATTAAGCGGTGTTCTCCCAGTTTCCATATATCCCCAGGCTTTGCAACCGGATCGTTTTCTTCATCTACTGCGGGAGCCATATCTTCAATAACTTCTTCCTGTTGATCTTCCGGCAAGCCCCAATCAAAGTCAAACGCCGACAGGTCAAGATCAGGCAGTTCGTCAGCCAGCAGGTCAAAATCCCAGTCGCTCTCGTTGCTCTTGTTATCCACCAGCCGCAGAGCGTTCACCTGCTCCGGTGTGAGATCGTCCACGCAGACGCATGGTACTTCTTCCATGCCTAGCTTCTTTGCCGCCAGAGCGCGGCAGTGGCCGATTACGATCACGCCATCACGGTCAATCACAATCGGCTGCACAAAGCCGTACTGCTTGATGCTCTCCGCAACGTTGTTGATTTGCCGCTTATCATGCTTTTTTGCGTTTGCGGCATACGGTACAATATCCGCAAGCCGCCGTTTTGTGATTTCCATGCCATCCTCCTGTTTTGCTACCAGCCCCCGCCCCTTGGCCTTACATAGCAGACTTTACCCGCCCCGAAGGGCATACACATCTTGCGTGTCCGGCTCTCCCCGAGCCAAACATGGTACGCAAGATCTTTTTTATCGGCTCCCGGCTGCGCTGCGTCTTCCTACCAGCCATTAGGAACTTGGCAATTATACCAGCCGCCTAATACTTAGCTTTTTACGCTTCCTCGCCCGCTAACCGGGATGGTACGGCATTGCAGTCCTGCCCTGCTTTAGCACTTCGGCCATCATTCGGCGTCACTCGCTGTGGTCGCCCCTTGCGGGGCACCTATGCCGTATATCTCCGCAACGAGCCGGTCAGCGCTCCGGCATCTCCAACAGCATGAGCATTTGCGACCTCACGTCCGGGCGGCAGCTGCCTGTTCTGCCCTTCGTTGCGGTACTGCCGTCTAAAACTGCTGCCACCGTGCGCAATCACAGTGACCTGCTGGAACTTCGGCAGCGTAGTTTGTTCAAATGTCCCCTCTGGGACACATCGTTGAGAGGTGCGAGGGGTCCTATACCCAACCGGAATTGCACCGGGGCGTCAAGGGCAAGTACCAGTTGCCGGAGGCGAGCTGCTTTTACAGGCCGCAGCTTATATTCTTGGAGCGAGGACGCATCACCCGAAACGCTCCCCGCCGTGGTGCAGACGGCAGGACTTGAACCTGCGCATACCTCCTGGTGCGGTGCTCTACCAACTGAGCTACGTCTGCATACCCCCGGCATCCGCCGGGGTCAGGAGGAAAGAAAGGATGGATGGGAAGAATGAGAATACGGATATAACCCCGCACCCTCATTCTGACACATATTTTTCTACGCTTGCCCCGAATTGGGGGCAAAGGCCAATTTTTTTTGCGATACTATAAAGGTTTGCCCTCTCGCTCGCCCTCGTCCCATGCAAGCTCATCCAAGCTGACGTGGTAATGATTCGCTATCAGCTTTAACTGGCTGAGAGCCGGTTCGTTCTCCCCGGTTTCGTACTTCCGCAGCGTATCATGCCCGATTCCAATCAGCTCCGCTTTCAATCTCATACTTTTAGCAGGCCGCTCAGATTCTCTCAATTTGCGCAGCCGCTCCGGAAATGTGCTCATGCTATCACCTCGGTCATACGCACTCCCCAATCTTCCGCAGCAATGCCACCAAGTCATAAAAACAATGCGGGTCTAACCCGGTCTCTTTCTTGATGCGCTCAAACCTGTAGTCCGCCGTATTGCGGTGCATATAGACCTGCCGTGCAGCCTGCTCCAGGATCATGTCGTTTTCCGCATATGCCTTTAGCAGGGCTTTGTCATCGTTTGTCATGTTGCCTCCCATATGTCACTTTCCGCAGCTCGTGATACCGCTCCGAGAACGGCCTTAACGGTTGCTTGCCGCCGATGATCTGGGCCATCACCCGGTCCATGTGCTCCTGCATCACGTCCGCCGCCGGGTCGTTGGAATTGAGGGCGGGCGTGTACTCCTTTTGGGTCTGCTGCCACGCCTCCGTCAGCCGCATGATCCGGTCATACCCCCAGCCCTCCGTCTGGTGGAGGGTCATTTGCAGGGTATCGATCATGTACTGTGAGGTTAGCCGCTGGGCGGCGTCTACTTTCGCCTGGGCGAATTGCTCGGCAAAAGCAATCATGCCGGATTGTTTAGCCATCCCCGCCGTCCTTTCTCTCGCCAAGGCTGCAAAAGAATGTCCTTGTGTCCTTATCAAACGGCAAAAACACGATGTTTGTTTTGGGACAAAATGCGTACATATCTTTTCGGTTCCACACGCACAAATGCTTGCAGTCCTCGCACCGCACCACCGGCACAGCACCCTTCCTTGCATCGTCGAAACCTTTCTGGTACTGCTCACGGTCATAGCGGAGCGCTCGGATTAGTTCATCCCTATCAACGGTAATGTCAGCCCGCTGCACGGCTTTGAGAATTTCACCCTCAAACTGCATTTCAAGATTGCCTTGGAATACTTTAATTGGCGATTCATACATGGTCAGCACCCCCGTCCGCGTTAAACATTTCAATGTCGACATCAATGTAATCTTGCCCATCTTCATCGACAGCAACATACACGTTTCCATCATCCGCAAGCATTGCCACTTGCAGGCAATCAAGCTCGTAACCAGTCATGCGCTCAAACGTAGCAGCATCAATCTCTGCAATTCTGAAATACTTTGCCATTATTCTTCACCTCCGTCCATCTTCGCCCCGCAGTTGGGGCAGTATTTTGCTTGTTCCCAAAACCAGCTAACAGGATATTTGCAGTTATGACAAATACCAATATTTTCTCCGTCATCTGTAATTTTGTGCTCCCAGTAGCTATGCACCACCGGGGCCACGTCGGAAGGCCGTACAGGATTCACTTCTTTTCCTTCTGCGATACATGTCAATGCTGCAAGGATACGGTCGCCATGATAATAGCTATGTCCTGCAATAACTCTGTAGATGTCGTGAAGTGATACTGCCTTAGCAGCAGGAATGCCGTAAAAATCCTCCGCCAAATCGTTATAGGCGTCTGCGTAGATTCCGCTTTCCCCGCCAAGCTCTTCGAACGCTTTTTGACATTCTTCCGATTGCTCACGGATATAAGCAATCGCCGCTTCCCGCTTGATATATTCAGCCATTGTCAGCCCTCCTCCACATAGCACCAGCTCTGGGGCGGGCGCTTGA